GATCACTGTTCTACGCGGCTGAGAACGTGTGTCGCACGCCGCCGGATGGTTTCCCTGTCATCGAGGCTGTAGCGCGGGAGGCTGTCCATGCCTGACCACCACGGGACACCTGAACCCGTGGTAGATCCGATCGAGGGCGAGACCGCCATGGAGATCCTTGAGAAGTTGGTTCAGGAGGCGCTCATGGCCGGCCGGATCACCGCGAACACGGCGCGGCGCGTCATGTTCGGCCTCACGGAGTACACGCATGGCTGACCACCCGAGCACCGATCGCGTGCCAAATCCCCCCGCGGCTACGGCCGCTGGGACGCCGGCCGGGGGTAATCGGCCGAGCTCCGACCAGGGGCAGGCGCCTGCCCCTGGGCTTCGTCCGCTTCGCGACGAACGAGTCCTCGCCACACTTCGGGCAGGTGCCATCCTTAACACGCTTCATGATTCCCCCTTCGGGAACGTGAACGGCGGCAGGTCATTCGCCTTGCAGCCGCGCCTTGGCAGGTCGACATTATCTCCATTCCACACGATGTGTACGCGCTCATGCGGCGCCATGTGCGACCCCTGGCCGCCGGCGCGGCGCACGAACACGGCGGCGATGTCCGCCGAGAGCAACTCGCGCCGCTCACTCGTCGACGCCGACTCCCAATAGTCGCCTAGCTGCACCAAGTCGACTGTCGGCCGCTGTACCGCCGCCGCCGCTAACTCTTCGCGGCGCGCCTCGACGACCCGGGCTCGCGTCTGGACGCCGGCGAGGTGCGAGTCGCGGCCGAGGGCGCGCGCGTAGTCGAGGTCGTCGCGGAACGCTTCGAGCTCGGCCTCGGCGTCGGCGAGGGCGCGCTCTAGCGACGCGAGGCCGTCGCCGGGGCTCGAGACTGCCGCAGCGTCGCGGTGCCGCGCCAAGAACGCCTCGACGACGATCGGCTCTAACAGGCGTCCCGAGATGCTCGCGGGCGCCGCGCACTCGCCGGCGTGGTGCCTGATCTGACAATGGTATCGGTGGTACTTCAACTGATTTCGGTTGCCGGGCATCGTGTGGCGACACCCCGCGCAGCGCACGAGGCCGCCGAGCAGGTAACCGCTCCGCGATGTGATCACCGACCGGCGCGTCGCGTTCGCCGCCTCGTACAACGCGCGGCCGATGATCGGCTCGTGCGCCGCCGGGTTCAGGCACCGGCCGCCGCGCCACACCTCGCCGAGGTAAGCCCGGTTACGGATCAGGTAGCGGACGGCGTTCACCGACCAATACCGCGAGCCCTGTGGGTAGACTCCGGCGTCGGCGAGGCTGCGGCCGACCTCCGTCCAGCTACGCCCCGCCTTTCGTGCCCTAAAGGCTTCGCGTACCGCGTCGGCCGCCGCCTCGTCAACTACGAGGCCGCCGCCCGGCTCGCGCGTATACCCGGCGGGCGCGGTGCGCGAGATGTAGACGCCCCGGGCGACGGCGTGCTCGACCGCCGCCTGCCATGACTCGGTGATCCGTTCGCGTTCGAGCTCGGCGATCGCGAAGAGCATCGACCGGGCGAAGCGGCCCGTCGGCGAAGCATCGAGGTTGTCGGCGACGCTCACCAACTCGCAGCCGGCCTCTTCGAGCCTGCGGATCGACGCTACCGCGTCGGGGAGGGAGCGGGCGAACCGGTCGAGCTTGGCGACGGCGATGCCGTCCGCCTCGCCATGCTCACACCGCGAGATGGCGCGTTGGAATTCGGGGCGTTCGAGTTTGCCGCCGGATTGGTCGAGGTCGGTGTGCCAGTCGACTATCTCGTGCGCGCGCGCGTGCGCCCATCGTTCGACGGAGGTACGCTGCACCTCGGGGGAGATGAACGAGTCGCCGGCGCGGCCTGCGACGCGGGAAACACGGATGTAGCCGATGAGTCTCACAGAGCCAGTTAGGCGGGATCATGGCACGCCGCCCGGATGGGGTGTGAATGTTATCGTACTAAACGGCAGCTTCCAAACCCCACCTAGTGTAAGCTGAGACACTCATGTGTCGACGCCTAGTTGCCGATAGGAGACTAGGGTGCAGAAGAGTGGCAGGTAGCGGCAGGGGGAACGGACGGCCCGCCAAGGCAGCGGCAAGTCGGCCGTCGTCCCCCCCACCGCTAATTAGAGTAACCCTTTAACGGGACTTTCGGGGGCTAGCCGAGCAAGATTTTCAGAGCAGCCAAGCCGACGAGGATCACGACGACGATGTAGAGCCACTGTGGCACAGGTTCACCCCCCGCAGCCGATATCGGGCGGCCGAGCGCCCGGATGGGGAAGCACGGTCGCGTAGAGGCGCGCCGAGTCCGAATCCGCAGCCGCCGCCGTCAGATTCCCATTCGCCCGGTCGAGGCGCTCACGCGCGACGGCGCGCCGCTCAAGCACGACGAGCAGCCGGTCGAACCGCTTCGTCGACGCCGAGCTGCGCACCTCAAGCGAGCAGATACCGGCCTTGAACCGGGAGAGGTCGTCGGCGACGCGGTGCGCGTAGACGTACTCGCCGCCGGCGGATGCGAGCGCCGCCGTGGCGGCGACGATGGCGAGAATGAACTTCACCCGTGGCCTCCAGATAGGTAGAACACCGCGACCGGAACATTGATGATCACGCCGAGGGCGATCAGGGTGGCCGTGATCAGGCTTGACCGTGCCTGGACGCCGCCGCGACTCTCGGCCTGGCGCTGCTCCAACACCTCGACGCGCGCGACGAGAGCTCGGTGATCGTTGCCGCCCGACTCGATCCTGCGCACGAGGTCGGCGTGCCGCTCATCGGCCCGCGCATCCATCTGTTGCAGAATCTCTTTGACGGTATACGAGACTTCCGCCATCGTCAGACACTCTCGCTCTAGCTGAGGCCGAGGTAGGGCATCGCAGCGCCGCCGCCCGGCGTCAAACCGCTAGCCGCCTGAGTGGCCGGGAGCTGGCCCGTAGCGCCCGTCGACGAGAACATGAGCGGCCACCCCGTAGGCGTCGCCGCCTGCCCAACGTCGCCACCCCAGATTGACGAGTCGGCCGCCGACACCGCGCCGAACTGTGGCGCCGTCGTTACCGCCGTATTGAAGTAGCGCAGCGCCGCGTAGTAGACGCCGGCGTCGAGGTAGGTGGCCGACGGCCACGGGATCGTGTGCAAGCCCGTCGTGAACGACGAGTCGAACTTCTGCGGCTTCGTCACCTGGCGCGTCAACGTCGTCCCGTCATACGAGTAGAGGGCGACGCCGCTATTCGGCGAGGCGTCGGTGTAGACGCCGACGGTAGCGAGGATGAAGGTGAGGCTCGTGGTGACGCCGCCCGGCCAGTAGAGGGCGCACCACTTCGTCGCGCCGCTCGCGAACGTGGCGCTCGTGCCGGCGAGGCCCGGGTCGACGTTCCGACAAGCCTCACTATTCGTGCGCGGAGTGTCCGCCTGCTGGTAGAGGACATCGCGCAAGTCGGGGATGCCGCCCGCCGCCGCCTGAGCCGAGAGGGCGCGCTCGATCGCGAGCAGGCGCCGCTCATGGTTCGAGACGCGCTGCTCCGCCGTCCGGTTGACGTTGACGTTCTTACTCATGCCGTCTGGGGGCTCACTACGAGTGCGGCCAAGTCCTCTGAGGTGTGGTCGTCGGCGATGTCGATGGTGTAGCCGTAAACGCGCTGCGTGCCGGTGAACCCGCCGCGCAGCTTCGCGCCAGAGTTGACAGTGATCGTGTCGCCGAGGTTGAAGTCTCGGAAAGGCAGCGGCGTCAACGCGCCCGGCATCGGAGTAATGTTAAGCGTCCGCTTCGCGTTGCCGCCGACGGTAGCCTCTTCCGTCGCCAAGGCTGCGAGCGCCGAGGCGTCCGTCACGTCGCTAAACGATTGGACATCCATTCCCGCGCCATACGTCTGTACGCTCGTCACATTGATAGCTCGCCGCGTCAGAGTCTTACCCTGCATCGTGCTCGCGTTCGAAAGCTCGCCGAGGTCGGTGAGGTAACTGATCGACGCGACGTTATGCGGATAGGTGGCGTATCCGAAGATGGCGTTAGCCTGGGTGGTGCCGCGCGTCGGAGCCCAAAACTTGAGCAGGGCAAGCGTCTTCCACGGCTTCGTGAGCAGAGAGCCACGGATACTCGCATATTCGGTCGCGCTACCGTACAGGTATGCTTGGTGGAACGTCGCGCCGGCGTGCGTCGGACTCGAGTAGAAATCGCTATCGGTCGGCACGACCTCGAGGTCGAAGCTACCGTTTTGGCCGACGATCGTGGAGAGCACATCGCTAACCTTGCTGTTCGAGAAGTCGATCGCGATGGCGGGCACGGCGGGCGCATTCTGATTCGTGCAGAGCGCCGGCGTAGCGTTATCGGGCCGGAAGAATGATGAGAGGTAGAAGTCGTCGAGTCCCGTGAACCCGTCGTAATCATTCGTAGCGTTGAGCAAGCCTCGGGCTATCTCGGTCGCGACAACCTGTTTAGTCAGGCCGCCGAAGACGCCCGTCGCGTCGAACGTGCCCCATGCGAACACCTTGTCCGCGAAGTCTGGCGAGCCCGAGTCGGTAGTAAACATCTCGACCGTCGGGGTTCCGATACCGAAACTCGTATACCCCATCTTGCGCGCTATGCGCCGGTTCAACCACTGCAACGGGTCGAAACACGTCACCGCCGACTGTACCGCCTCGCCGTCGCCCGCATCCTCGATCTGCCAAATATGGCCGGTGAACACGAGCACGCCGGCGCGGTAGACGCGCACCGCGCGCCCCTCCATGAGGTACGGGTTCCCGTCGGTGTGGTCGGCGGCTACCTTCGGGTCGTTCGACGGGCACCAAAACGTGAACTGTGCCGGCTGATTCAACGCCGCGACGTACTGCTTCCCGAAACAGATACGGCTAATGTCCTGGATCGGGTAGCCGAACCGGTCGCACAGCCAGACGCGCCAACTCGTCCCCGAGATGGGCGGAACGTACGGCGGCGGCGGGATCACGCCCGCTTCGCTCGTCAGGCCGAGCAGAAGGGCGTAGTTGGTCGACACGTTAGCTACCGACTCCGGTCAGCATGAGCTCGCGCAGCGGCGAACCGCCCGCCGCAGTCACCTTGAACGTAGCCATGAGCGCCGACCCGACCTGGCTCGCAGTCGTGAACGTCGCCGTATACGTGCCCGTCGCGACCTCTTCGACCGTCGCGACCCCGACCGTGATACCGACGCCAGACCCGCCGGTCGCGCTCGCCTGCAACGTGAACGGGCTCGAGACAGACGACGGCGCGCCAACGCCGCCATACCCGGCGACGAGAAAATCGTCGGCGTTCGTCGTCGTCGCGGCAACCGCAGTTGTCGTCGCAGCGACCGTCGTGTCCGTTCTCGCCGGCGAGACATCTACCGTGCCCGACAACCCCGTCACCTCCAAGACGCCGATCTGCACTTTCGTCGTGCCGCTATAGGTGAGCGTCACCGAAGTGATCGACGACGTGAGGCTCGGGTTCCACCAAATGTCCATGAACCCCGCCGTCGAACCGCCGCCACCGTTCGCGTTGGCGCGCACCCACCCCGTGTTGCCGGCAGAGTCGGCGATCGACGAGATGGTGCGCGTCTTAGTTACGCACGCGATGCAGAGGATGACGGCGTGGCCCGCCGAGCACGACAACGACAAGGCGGCCGACGGGTTGTTTGCGACGCTATCCGAGATAAGCGTCGCCTGGACGATCGACGCCGACATCTACTTAAAGAGGATCGTCATGTCGAGCCCGGTGCCCGGCGCCGTCGACCCGCTACCGGTCGTCGTGCAAGCGAGCTTGATGCCGTTCGCGAATCCGACGCCGTTCGCGTACTCGATGTTCGCCGCCGCGCCGGCAGGCAGCGGGATCACCATGTCGGGCACCGTCGTCCCGAGCGTGACCGTCGTCGCGCTCGCAACGTCGAAAAGCTGGACGTAGGCGACGCTCGCGTTCGGGTTGTAGATGATGTACCCGCCGAGCTCGGCGGCCGTGCCCTTCACCGTCTGCACCGTCGTCGTCTGCGCCAGAAACTTCGACTTCGACCAACCCCCCGTGGTCGACGGCGTGAGCGTCGCGAAGATCGGCGTCCCGACGGGAGCATCGACGGTAAGCGACCCCGAGTTGTCGGTGATCGGCACCGCGACGCTCGAAGCGTCGACCTTGACTGCTCCCGCCGCCGATACGGTCGCGACGTTCGTGCCGCCCGAGTCGACGATCTTCGTTTTCTGAGTACCGCCCGTGAGCGTCGAATCCTGCGCCGCGCCCGAGGGGAGCGGCAGGCTCGCGGCCGACACCGGCTGGGTGACGGCCGACCCGTCCGTTTTCATCGCGCCAGCCGCCGAAACGACAAGCTTGTTGGTGCTATCAAGCGTCGCGTCCATGATCTTCACCATCTGCACCTTGACGGTGCCGAGCGTCCCGTCGGTCACCTCGTCGGCCGCGACCGTCGTCCCCGCACCCGCCGTGATTGCTACATTGTCTGCCATGAAATCTCCCTAAACGTAAGCGTTGAACCAAGTAACCGTCAGCTTCGTGTTCGCATCCGTCCCCGTGCCGGCGAGCGTTAGGATGTTCGCCGTGCCGTTCACGAGGGTAAAGAACGCGGAAGTTGTAGCTACGAGGTTGCCGATCTTGTTGTTTCCCGACCCGTCGACGACCGTCTCGGCGTTACAATCGATCACGTAGGATGCGCTCGTGCCGATCGTCGTCCCCGTAAAGTCGAGCGCGAGACCGGTGAGCGTGTTCGTCACGACGGGGTTAGTGATCGCTCCGTGAATCGTGATCACCGGGTACGTCGACGTGTTGCCGCCCGGCGTGACGCTAAGAGAGCCGGTGCCCGTCCGGTTCGCCGTGCTCTGGCTCGTCGCGTAGGCGAGCGAGTCTGCCGCGACAAGCGGCACCTGGAACGTCTTGAGGACGCCCGCTCCGGTAATCGTCACGTCGTCGAGCAGTCGCACCTTGCAGCCGCGCTCCGTGAGGCCCGTAGGCGTCCACCTGAGCGTTCCGTCCGCCTGGCGGATGGTGTCGGTATAGGCGAGCAGGTTCTCAAGGTAGGTGAGCCGGTTCGCGAGCGTGTCGACGACGCGCACTTCGCCCGACAAGACGGGGTAGCGCGGCCCGCGCAGCGAGTCGTAGACGTATCCGCCGCTGCGCTGCGGCAACGCTACGGCGCTGCTACGCATACTCGCACCGTCAAGGCCCGCGACATCGGTGAGGTAGTAGCCCGAGCTCGGCGTCGGGTTGAACGAGAGCGTGCCGAGCGGCGTATCGAGCGCGTAAGGGATGTAGATTTCGCTCATGAGCCGAACACCGCCCCGGCTTGTAGCTTCGCCCGGCGAAGGTGTACGAACGTGTCGGGCGGCGTCTGAGTAAAGTGGTTATGGATGGTGACACCGCTACCGAGTCCGGCGCCGTTACCGCTACCGCCCGGCACGCCGAGCAGACCTGCGAGGCGCGACTGTTGCGCCTTATTGAGCACCATCTCACCGGGCGTAAGCATGGCCGGCACGGAGTCGCGCCCGGCTACGCCGCCCGACACTATGCCGCCCGTCGCGAGCCCCGTCGGTATCGACACCGGCCCGATATGGATGTGTTTCGGTAGCGCGTTCTCGATCGCGGTGGCAATCTCGCCGGCCGCGTTAGCGATGCCATCGACGATGCCGGTCACGATCGCGCCGCCGATATGCGTCACCTTGCTAATCACCCACTGAACGCCGTTCGCGAGCGAAGAGAGCGCGCCCTCGATCTTCGCCCTGATCGCGCCGAGCAGCCCCGAGATGCCGCTCACGATGCCATGGAGGATCGCCGAGCCGATCCGCACCGCGATCTGCCCAACGATGCTCACCGCGCCGCGCAGAAGATCGTAAGCGCCGCGCAGCACGTCGCCAAGGAGGCGCTTCATGTCCTGCCACGCCTTGCCCCAATGACCACTGATCACGTCGAGGATCACGATCACCACATCGCGGACGATGTGCAACTGGTCGACGATCTCCTTCTTGATCGTCGGCATGACGATCTGGATCACGGTGCGGATCGCGTTGAAAACGTGGTGGAAGATGTTCTCGACGTTGTTGAGAGCGTCCTGAATCTGCGCCGAATGCGCCTTGAACCACTCGCCGAGCTCTGCCCAACCCTTTTTCAGGTCACCAAGGATCGGCTGCGCCACCTGCCAAAGCATCGAGAACGCCTTACCTATATCCTCGATGACTTGGTGCGCCCCCTTCGACTGCGCGACCTCCAAGAGCCAGGTGAGCACCTTCGTCAGGACAGGCAAGAGCTTCTCGCCGACTTCCGTCTCGACGATTTCGAGGGTCGCGGTGAACCGATCCCACTCGCCGGCGGCCGTCTTGGCGTAGGCGGCGCTCGACCCGCCAAACTTTTTCTGGATCGCGGAGAGGTTCTCTTCTCGCTGCGACCGCAGGTCAGCGGCCTTCGCCGCCGCCATCTGCGCCGTCGTATACGACTTTCCGGACGCCTTGAGCTTGTCCTGCGCCTTCGTCACCTTCGGAATCACGATGCCGAGGCGCGAAAGGGCCGTGTTCGACCCGTTGTACGCCTTCATGAGCAAGAGCGTCGTCGCGGAGAGCGGCTTGCCCGTCGCACGCGATACATCCATCGCGAGACTCACCGACTTGTGCGCCGCCGCGACGTTATGCGTTACCGTGATAAGGCGCGCATAGCTCGAGGTCAGATCATTCTCGGTGAACCCGGAGAGCTCACTCTGTTTCTTGATCGTGTCGTCGAGTCGGCCGCCGTACTGTTTCCACGAGAGCCCGGCGTTCTTGAGTGACACCTTGAGCTGAGACTGCACCTTTTGGTACTGGATGGCGGCTTTGACCGACTCTCCGACGGCGGCGACGGCGATGCCGATGCCGGCGGCGGCGACGGTGCCCGCCACCTTGAGTCCCGTGCCGATCTTCGACCCGCTCGAGTGCGCCTGCTGCTCGGCTTCGCGCAGGCCATCCTTGAGCCCCTTCGTGTCGACCTCGACGACGGCCTTGATGCGTGCGACGACATCGCCGCCGATCCCGAGACTCACGACTCGCCCCCCATTGCGGCGACGCGCGCCTTCGCCTCGGCGAGCGCGTCTACGCGCCGCTGCTCACGCTCGGTAGCAGCGTTACGCTCGGCCTCGAACCTGGCCGCGATCGCCTCGGTGACGAGCCAGTTAGTCAACTCGTCCTCGCTGAATCTCGGCCACGCTACGCCGTAGTCGATCGCAGCTTTCGCAATCCTCAGAGCATCCGTGCTCTGCACGAAACGTGCCCCACACGGACAGAGGCTCACGGCCCCACAGGCGGCGCTCTTCGCCATCCCTGTCCTCTTCGCCCATCGCGATACGGACGAGCCACTTGTAGTCGGCCGGGTGCAACTCGTCGAGGTCGACGCCGGCGAGGTCGGGCTCGACGACGACCTGCCGCACCAAGTCGTCCATGTAGTCGCGCACCTGCTCGCCATGCTCGACGAGAGCGTCCTCATCGCCGCCGAGAGCCGCGTCGACGCCCGTCGCACCCGACAGGGCGATCTTGCGCAGTTCGGCCGGGAGATGACCGCTGAGAGCGTACCGCTCGAGGTTCAGCGGCCGAATCTTGTACGCCGCGCCGCTCGGGCCGACCGCGACGATTTCGCGGCTCGCCTGCAACTCGGATAGCGTCGCCGCCCTAACGGTCTTTTCCGGCATCGTTTCCCCCTGGGGTGTCGGTGTCTGTTTCACGCACGAGCAGCTCTGCGGCCTGCTCCATGCGCGCCGCGAGGCGCCGAAGATCGTCGGCCTCTCGGTACACGCGCCGAGCTCGAGTCTTGACCATTCCAGCCAAGCCGACCACGGCGTCCGTGACTTCGCGCGAAGGCGTACTCACGTCAGACACTCTCGCGCGCCGCGCCCGGCGCGCCACCCTACGCCGTAGCGTTACCGTCCAAGGTAACCACAGTCATGATCGGACTCTCGACGCTCGCGACGAAGTTACGCATCGCCTCGAACGCACACTGAACCTCGATCACGTTGCCGCCCGGGTCAGGCTGAACCGGAACATCCGCCCATTTCGCCACCGGAACCGCGACATCCATATTGCGGCTCACGCTCTGAGAGAACTTGAAGTCGAGCGCGTGCGTCGCGAACGAGCCGACAAGCGACGTGCCCGCGTCGCCGCCATAGAAAAACTTGCGGTAGTCGAGCGGTAGCGCCGTCGCGCCCGAGAACCGGATCGAGTATGACCCCGTGATTTCGCGCGCCTGCGGGTCGATGTTGTCGACGATGAAGTCGTCCGCCTGAAACGGCTGCAAGTTATTGTTGACCTCGAGGTTCAGCGCGTGGATCGGATACGCCACCGTATCAACTTTGAGCAGGCCGGCGCCGTGCATGTACAGGTACGGCGAGGTCGTCGTCGGGTTGCCCGTCTCGTTCGAGCCAAACGTGCTCGTGATGCCCTTGATGCCGAGCGTCACGACGAGCGGCTGCCCGGCCTGGCCGTCGATCGTGAGCGTGTCGACCTTACAGTCGGTGTACTTCTCGAAGATCACGCCGGCGATCGAGCGCCAAATCGTGACATAGGGCAGGTCGTTCGCCGGCGTCGCCGTGTGCGTGAACGGGTCGCTCGCGCCCGAATCGGCGTTCGCGCCGAGGACGGCGTGCCACAGGATCGCCATGAGGTCAGGATGCGCATAGACCGGGATGTCGCCCTGCACGCCCATCTGCGAGACGTACGGGTCGCCGGCGTCGCGCGAACCGTCCGTCATCGTGTAGCGTGCGTCCGTAATGTACGGCTGGATGCTCGGCGCGGCGGCGAAAAACGCGCGCACCGTCGGACTCGCGGCCGGCGTGCCCTTAGCGGTCTGGACGCCGATGCCGAAGTCGCCGAGGCGAGATGAAATGCCGACAATGCTCGTCACTCGGAATCATCCTCGCTCTCGACCTCGACGATGGCGGGGTGTGCGCGCAGCACGGCGACCTCGGCGGCTTCGTCGGTCGCGAGCTCGTCGCCCGCCTCAAGTGAAAGCTCGGAGGTCGCACCGAAGGCGTGAGTTACGGCTCGCGTGTAACCATCCTTGAGCTGGAATCGCGGCACGTCAGACACTATCGCTACGACACCGTGCCATCGTTCCACCGCACCCCGACGACCGTCGCCTCGATATACCCGTTGTCGTTGTCGAACGCGATCGACTGGACGGTGAAGTACCACGGGTCGCCCGGATAGCTGCCCGGCGCGAGCGTCGTCTGCAAGTCCTCGGCCGCCTGCTCCAACACGCCCGGGTCGATCGGCGTCTGCGGGTCGAGCCTCTGCGACCACACCACATACAGGCGCACGCCGGCCGTGATGTTCTCAAGCAGCGCGTTCTTTGTGTCCGTCTCGGCCTTTTCGACCCACACGTAGGCGAGGGGCGTCGAGTCGGGGATCGCCGAGCCGCCCTGCGGCGGCGCGCCCGCGAGATACGTGTACCCGGTGAGCGTCGCCGAGAGCGTCGTCGTCAACGCCTGGCGAAACGTCGTATACGCCGAGGCGGTCATGCCGACGCCTTTTTCACGGCCTCGCCGATCAGGTGAAACGCGAGCGGAGTGCCCGCGCGGAGTCCTTTGCGCAGGTAGTGGTACGCCTTGACGCCGACCGTCGACCCTTCGGCCTTGAGTTGCTTGCGTTTCTGCTCGCGCAGGCCGGCGCTACGCTTCGACCCGGCGTGCTTGATGCGGCGCGACCGGCGCGCCCCCGTGCCCTGCTCGTACCAGTTCGCCTTATAGTCGCCGGCGCCGATGCCGCCCTCGTAACCGCGCTCAGTCGCGATCGGCGGCAGGGCGGCGATGCTTCCGCGCAGCGCCCCCGTGTTCTCGGGCACCTCGGCGGCCTGCGCCGCCGCGACCATCGGCTCGACGGCCGCCGTGAGTGCCTCGAAGATGTGGCGCTCGGCGCTCGCGCCCCACTCGGCGAAGTGCTCGTCGACGGTGATCACCGTCCGGCTCTTCACGCCGGCCACGGCTAGATCACCCTTGGCCGGATAAACGGTTCGAGCAGCCTGCGCGCACCCACCGGCAACGAATCCTCGCTACCCGGGTTGTCACTCACCTCGACCATCTGGAAATCGCCCGATCCCCGGCTCGACACCTGCTCCGGGTTGCGGTACAGGTCGGCCGTCGCGATCAAACAGGCGAGCTCGACATCCGGAGGCACGCTCGTCATGCCCCACTTGCCCGTGATCACGACATCTCGCGTCCGCGTTATCGGCGCGAAAATGAAGTGCGATGTTCCCAGGTGGTAGTAGCCGCGCGCAGCCAGGTAGAGGTAGGTACCGTCCACCGTCTGATTGCGCGGCATCGCCACATAGTCACCGTCGCCGATGCCAGTCGTCGCGACGAGCGCCAGGCCGCCGAGCGTAATCGTCGTGATCGACCGCAGGTCGTACGGCTCGAAGTCGAGGTAGCCTGACCCGTCGTACTCGAAGGTGCGTACCATGTCAGAGTTGTTGCCGCTCGGGTCGTAGAACTCGCGGCGCGTGTAGCGTGCGATCGCGGTCGACACACTGTTGACGATGATGGTGAGTATCGCCGTGTCGTCCGTTGCGAGCGTCCCTGTGGCATGGGTACGTCTGAGCCATGCCTGCGCGTTCGCAACGGTGGTCAGCGCGTTCGGGTTGAGGCTCACCGAGTCTCGCGATCCGGCCGGCGGTCGACTACTGCCACCTCGACGAACCGAGCATCGACCGGCGTCGCCCGGTCATCCTCGAAGAGGTGACGTGCGATCTCGTCACTTACATGTACCTCGTCGCCGGTGTCTTTCATCTTGACGATCATGCGACCTCCAGAAAGACCGCGAGCCCGGCCCGTGGGGGCGCCGGGCTCGCGGAGAGCAGTAGGGTCAGGAGGGCTCAGGTGGCCGAGTGCTTCCAGACCGTGTAAGCGGTGGCGTCGAGGATCACTCCGTCGAGGCGCTCCCACCCGACGAACACCGACTCGAGCGAGTCGATGAAGCGGTCGTCCGACCGCCTGATCACAAGGCCGCCGTCCTGGCGGATGGCGTACCCGTTGTTGAAGTCACCGAACAGGCCGAAGAGGCTGTTGGCCGCCTCGGTCGCGAAGTTAGGCGAGGTGTAGAGCGGCTTGCCCATGAGCGAGTCGGGCTCGCCCGGGATGGCGCTCGCCGTCCAGATCGGCCGGTTGGACGAGTCCTTGAGGCCGAGCAGGGTGGAGAGAGCGGTGTCCATGAGCACCCATTCACCGTTGACGCGGTACTGCGGCTGAATCTTCGTGTAGCAGCCGAGCAGGTCGGTGTAGGTGAACGTGGTGGTCGAGCCGGTCGCGCAGGTGAACACGGTCGTCGCGTTCGTCGTCGCGCCGGTGATGTGAGACGAGCCGGCGCCCGTGCCCTTGATGAACTCGGGGTCTTCGAACTGTGCGAACGCCTTGCCGAAGTTCTGCGCGAGCAGCGCCTGCACGTCGAAGGCCGAGTCCTCGAGGAGCTGGTAAGACACCTTCGTCATGCGGACGGCGGTGTATGCCTTCGCGGTGACCTTCGAGCCGGTGTCGTCGACGTTGGAAGCGGTCGAAGCCTCGGTGAGGTAGTTCGCCGCGCCGTAGGCGGTCTGGACGGGGATCGGCAGGTCGCGACCGTTGGTCGTGTTGATCACGTTGGCGCGGGTGCGACGCATCGCGACGGCCGGAACCTTCGCGCTTGTCACGGCCTGGTGGAAGTCCTGCGGCACCTGGTAGGCGCCGGCGCCGGCGACGGTCGTGTCGCGCTGCTCCGTCCATCCCGCGCGGAGAATCTGGCGATTCTCGGGCGACATGTCGGCGGCCCCGTTGCGGATGTAGTCGATGAACGCCGAGCGGTAGGCGTCCTCGGGCGAGCCGCCCTTCGCCTCACCGCCGAGCTCGCGGCCGCGCACTTCGCGGGTGACGCCGCCGGGAGCGAGGTTCCGCAAGTCCTCTTCGCGCTGCGCGCGCTCGGACATGTCCTTGACATCCTCGTTCATGCGGTCGAACTCCTGCCGCTCTTCGGCGGTCAGGTTGCGATTCGCGGCCTCGGCCGTGTCGTGAATGTGCCGCATCTCGTCGATGAGGCGCTTGCGCTCCTGCTTGAGCGTGATGAGATTCGAGATGGGCTCCATGTCAGACCCTATCGCTACCTTTCTAGGTTGTTGCGTCGGCGATGATTACCGCCAACTCGTCGAGCTCGCGCGGGCGAGCGTTGTATTCCGCATCTCCGTCGTTATCGACCTGAGCCTCTACATCGGAGCCGGACAGTCCGGCCGCGTCGACGAGCGCCGAGATGTGCTCACCCATCGACGACACGGCGTCATTGATCGCGGCGATGTGGTCGGCGTTCTCGGAGCTGATCGCCTTGCCGGCGCGCCGCTCGAGCGATGCACGCAGGTTCCGGGCGTCGTCCTCGCTCGACACGACGAGTTGCCACTCGACTTCCGTCCATGAGTCCTGCGGCGCGGCCGACGGTTCGCCGGCATCGTCGAGCTCTACCGCCGCGACGTAGAGCGAGCAGCCGCCGTTGTCGTACCACACGACGAGCGCGCTCTGCCCGTCGACGGTCGCGTCGGCGCAGTAACCCCAGGCGTAGTCCTCGCCGTCGAAGCCGATGGGGAGTGATTCCGAGATGTCGTCGAGCCAGTCGCACATCCCGGCTTCGTTATCCCAGGCGACGACGGCGGGCCCGACGCTTCGCCGGACGAGCGAACGCACCTCGGCGGTCGTCGTCGGGTACGCCGGGAACGTCACCGTCGAAACGTCATGCAGCTCGATCGCGCGCAGGTGGCGCGTCGGCGGCGACGTTTCCCAATCCCACTTATCGCCCTTCGACCCGTCTGAGCATGGCACGACGCGGAACCCGAAACTCATCTGATCCACGTCTCGCCGCTCGATCGAAACGGCGAGATCGCGGGCGTAGCTCGTGTCGGGCAAGTCGGTGTGCGCCGCCATGGCGTCGCCGCTGCGCTCGAGCCGCGTCGTTCCCGCCGTGGTGCGGCCAAGGACGAGATTCGCGTCGTGATTGATCAGGTGGCGAACGTCGTCGCCGACGACGTTCGCCACCTGATC